GGCACCGTAACCCTCCCGTCGTTAGTGCTTAGCGCAGCGGGTAACATAAGTGCACCAGACCGAACAGCCGCCGGCACCGTAACCTTGCCGTCGTTAGTGCTCAGTGCCGCCGGGGGCGTGCTGCCACCGTCCGGCTCTGCGGCGGTATCGGTAGACCTGCCATCGTTAGTGCTCAGTGCCTCGGGCGCCGTAGTGTCCAATGTGAGCGCCTCGGTATCAGTAACCCTCCCGTCGTTAGTGCTTAGCGCAGCGGGTAACGTAAGTGCACCAGACCGAACAGCCGCCGGCACCATAACCCTCCCGTCGTTAGTGCTTAGCGCAGCGGGCGGGCCAAAAAGGACAGCCGCCGGCACCGTAACCCTCCCGTCGTTAGTGCTTAGCGCAGCGGGTAACGTAAGTGCACCAGACCGAACAGCCGCCGGCACCGTAACCCTCCCGTCGTTAGTGCTTAGCGCAGCGGGTAACATAAGTGCACCAGACCGAACAGCCGCCGGCACCGTAACCTTGCCGTCGTTAGTGTTTTTTGCGGACAGCAGGCGCAATGCGGATTATACTGTTGTAACCACACCCCTTTCATTCACAGTAGTAACTACTAAAAACGAGTACGTAATCAAGAGGAACGGCGTATGCCATCTTTAAATACAGCAACGGTGAACTCCCAGGCGGACAACATCGGCACCGATTTTACCACCGCAACCTTAATCATTTACGACGGCACCCCACCCGCCAACGCAAACACCGCGCTCTCAGGTAACACCGCGTTAGCCACTCACACCTTGACCGGTTTTGGTGCAGCTGCGGCGGGCGTAATAACCGCCAATGCAATCGCAGACGCAACCATCGCGAACTCAGGTACCGCATCGTTTGCGCGCTTAGCACTAGCGGGTGCCACGATGCAGATCACTGTCGGCACTTCGGGCGCCGAGTTGATCGTTGACAGCTTGACGTATACAGCGACAGGCACGTCGTCAATCACAAGTTTGACCATAACGCAGCCAGCGAGCTAGAACCGTGCCGCTGCTAAGCATCCCCGCTGCGAGAGGGCGGGACAATGTCACGCGCCTAGGCGTCGAGGACGCAGACGGCACCCCGTTCAACCTCGACACCGCAGGCGCAACGCGGGCCACCGTCAGTGTGTGCACCCCGTTGCAAAGCGCGACAGTAGAGGCTACATGGGCGGGCGCAATCGTGGAAGTGGTGCTAGGGGGCCTAGACTTACCCCCCGGCACGTACCCCGCGAAGCTCGTGTACTATTCCGCGACCCGACCCGACGGCGAAGTACTCGCCGGGCCTGGATTCGTAACCATGATTAACATCGGGATGGTTTGCTAATGTCATGGGAAGAGAGGATACAAGAGGCCGCGCTCAACACCCCATCGGGTGTGCGCTTGCCTTTCCAATTCGAGGACGTGTCGGTCAGTTTCGACCGGCGCACTGTTGCGTATAGCTTCCCGCTAGTCGACGGCACCTACGTGCAAGACCAAGGCACAGGCGGGCGGCGTGTGCCTTTGCGGATGTTCTTTTGGGGCGTAGACCACGACCTAGAGGCGGCAGTATTCAGCGCCGCGCTAAGCGAGAAGGGCACCAGCAAGCTAGAGCACCCCCGGTACGGCGTGATTGACGTCTTACCCTTCGGGGAGGTAAACCAACGCGACGACTTAAAGACCGGCGCAAACCAGACTATTTTTGAAGTCACTTTCTACGAGACGATCGGCCCGCTGTACCCGACCGCCACCGCGTCCCCAGGGTCCAGCGTATTGGAGGCGCTCGAAGCGTACGCCGCCGCAGGGTCTAATGAGTTCGCAGACACGGTGGACACGTCGACAGCGTTTGGCCGTTCTGATTTAAAAGCCCAGTTCGATCAGGGGTTAGTTAGGGTTAACGCCTTCCTGGCCCCTATCGCCGAGACACTAGACGCGGCGGAGGCGGAGTACCGCGAGATCGAGGCGTCTATAAACGCCGCGATAGACCAGTTGATCGCCACCCCCTTGACGCTGGCCTTCCAAACGTACCTTTTGGTTACAGCGCCCGCCCGGTCCGCCTCGGCGGTAAAAGACCAGCTCGCCGCGTACGCAGCCCTAACAGGCTCGTTGATCGCGGGGCAAGGCGCTGCCGTGACCGAGAACCAGTTCCGGTCGGACAACCTACTCGCTAGCGACGCCGTGGCGGGCGCGTGCACCGCAGCGCTGTACGCAGATTACCAGATTAAAAGCGAAGCAATCGCAGCAGCCGAGGCGATCACAGCGCAGCTAGACGCGCTCGTCGCATGGCAAGACGACACCGCCGCCGCGCTAGGGGTGACCAGCACTGGCGGCGGGTACCAAGCAGTCCAGCAGCTAGTCGCCACCACAGCCGAATTTTTGGTACAAACATCGTTTAACCTTAAGCGCCAAGACTCCATTACGCTAGGCGCTAACCGCGCCGTGATTGAGCTAGAAGCCGAGCTGTACGGCACCGTCGACGAGAACCTCGACCTATTGATCAACACCAACAACTTGACCGGGTCCGAACTAATCGAGTTGCCAAGGGGCCGCCGCATTGTCTACTACGTATAACACCATACAGGGTGACACATACGACGCCGTATCCCGCAAGGTGTACGGCGTCGAGGTGTATGCAGACCTGCTAGAAAAATCTAACCCCGGACGGCCTGGCCCGTTCGCAGCGGGGGAGGTGTTGAACGTACCCCCGGTCACGCCGGGCTATGTCCCGCAAGACGCCACGCCGCAGCGGGTGTCCATCACGATAGGCGGCCGCACCGTTACCGTTTTTACCCAAATAGAAGTCGAGAGGGCGTTCGATAAGATCGACACGTTTTCCCTGGTTGCGCCCCTCACACCAGACGACCCACTATTCCGCGAGATATTCCGCCCTTTATCGTTTCAGCGCGCCGTGGTCGGGCTAGAAGGCGCCCCGGTGCTTGTGGGTACTTTGGTCAATGTCACCCCGGCTACGTCCGCAGGGGGCCGCACGGTAGCCCTAACGGGGTACGCATTGCCCGGCGTGCTATCTGATTGCATGACACCGGCCAGCGCGTACCCGGTGGAGTTTAACGACCTATCACTGCAGGGGATCGCCGACACGTTGTGCGCCCCTTTCGGTATTCAGCCCAGATTTGTAGACGACCCCGGCGCGGACTTCACCCGCGTTGAGCCACGCACCGACGAGCCGGTACTAGGTTTTTTAGTCCGCCTTGCCGCGATGCGGGGGGGCGTGTGGGGCAGCGGCGAAGACGGCGCGTTGGAGTTCCGCAAATCAAAAGCAGCCGGGGTGCCGGTCGCGGAACTGGCCGAAGGGCAACCACCGCTAATGTCGGTCGACCCGGTGTTCGACCCGCAGGCGTACTTCTCAGAAGTCACCGCAGTGGCCCCGGTCGATATCGGAGCGGAGGGGGGGCGACAAACAGTTAAAAACCCCTTCGTACCCGGTAGCATCCGCCCCTTTACGTTTAAAGTGCAGAACGCCGATAACGTCGACGTGATGGATGTTGCCCAGGCCAAAATTGGCCGAATGTTTGGGAACGCAGCCACGTACGTAGCGGAGGTTAGCACGTGGCTAGATAAAAACGGCGACGCGTGGGCGCCCGGCTCTTTCGTGAGCCTACAAGCCCCCGGTGCGCTGGTCTACGAGCCGTACGTCTTCGAGGTGCGGGCGGTTAAATTGCGCTTAGGGGGGGACGGCGAAACGGCCATACTCTCGCTAGTCATTCCTGGCGCATTCGATGGCAAAGTGCCCGAGGTGTTACCGTGGGATTGATCGGCGTTGTACGAGAATTCATTCGCACCAAACGCGGCACGGCTAACGTGTCTGACGTGGTCGTCTCAACCGGTGGCGGCGCGAACTCAACGGCCCCCCACTTCTCCGCGTCGGGCGACGACGCCCCCGCGTTACCCAGTGACGCCGCAGCAATGGTGCGCATCGACGAGGTAGGCGCAGGGCGTACGATGATTGTAGGGTACATCGACCCGAAGAACGCGCAGACAGCGCAACCCGGCGACCGGCGCGTTTATGCCCGAGATCCCGAGACGGGCGACCAGGTGGCCGAGCTATGGCTCAAGTCGACCGGCGAGATCACACTCAGCAATGCACTAGGTGCTATAGTGTTAGGTAGTGATGGGTTTGTAAACATTAACGGCGTGACGTTCTCCCCAGCCGGGGCGGTTGCGGTGCCAAGTAGTCTCACGCTCGACGGCAAGCAGTTAGCGGGACACAGCCACCCGCAAGGGCCAGACAGCGCGGGCAACATTGAGCAAGACACAGGGCCAAACAGATGACAACAGCACAGCAAGGCGACTTACTGTTACGGCAGACCGCCGACGGCGGCGACATTACAGTCGAAGACGGTTACGCAGCCCTGACGGGGACCTTCGAGACAGCGGCGTACTTGTCCCTGTTCGGGGGCAATGACGACGACGACGGGAGGCTAGACAACCCCCGGCAATGGTGGGGCAACTTCGACGAGCCGGACACCAACAGGCAGCAACGCAGCGAGACGCAGCACTTGCTAATCGCGCTAGAACCCCGCCCCGGTAACCTGCGGCGGGTAGAAGACGCAGCCAAACGCGACTTAAACTGGGTGATTACAGAGCGAGCCGCGTCGAGCGTGACGGCGGCCGCATCAATGCCTGGCGTTAACCGGGTGAAAATAACGATAACCATCGAAGCGCGGGGCGAGCGTGAGCAGTTCGCGTTCTTCGAGAACTGGGAGGCTTCACAATGACACAGGTATTACCGAGCACCGCCGAGGTAACCGCAAACCTGGTCGCCCAACTAGAGACAGAGCTTGCGCAGACTGTACCCTGGCTGCCTAAAAACGCCCTGCGCGTGCTGTGCAAAGCTATAGCCGGCGTGTTTACCCTGCTTTACAAATACCTTGGGTACATGACGCTACAGCAGTTCGTTAAAACCGCACAGTACGCTGACACGGACGTTAACGGCCGAAAGCTAAACCCCTTACTGTTTTGGGGTCAGCTGATCGGGGTGGGGCCTCCCGCTGCAGCGACTAACGCAGTGCTAACCATCGACGTGACGGTCACCACCCAAACTGGGCAGCTAAACGTAAATACGCAGCTCCGGAACGCGTCAAACGGCGTCACGTACTTGACGCTCGCCTCGGTGCTTCTTAACGCCGCCACGGTCTCGGTGCAGGTCCGCGCGTCGCAAGACACGGCGGGGGGCAGGGGAGAGGGGGTGGTGGGCAACTTGAACCCCGGCGCTGTGGTAACCTTCGTTAACCCCCAGTCGAACGTAAGCCAGGCCACCACGGTGACCTCGCAAGACACGACCGGCGCAAACGCAGAGGCCGTGGAGGTGTACCGCCAGCGCATTATTGACAGGTTCCAAAAGCGGCCCGAGGGCGGTGCCCCTGCGGATTACGAGGCGTGGGGCGAAGAGCTAACCGGCATCGTGAGCGTGTACCCGTACACCTCGCCGTGTCCCGGCCAAGTCGACCTATACGTCGAAGCTACGCCCGCGAGCAGCGGCAGCCCCGACGGGAACCCGACCACCGCACAGCTGCAAGCCGTACAAGACGCGACACAGTTAAACGTGTCGGGCCTCGCCAGTAGGCGCCCGATTGGCGCGCTCGTGAACACCTTCTCGATTAACCGCCTACCGTTTAACGTGCAGATCGTTTCACTCGTAGCTGACGACCTCGCCACGCTAACCAGCCAGATACAGCAAGCCGTCGACGAGTACATGGCCGGCCGCGAGCCGTTCATACCGGGCTTGTCAGCCCTCCCCCGCAAGGACCGAGTAACACAAACCGCGCTCGGTGGAATCGTCGAGGATCTTGTTAGCGCTGCGGGTGGAACATTTACCGCCGTGAGGCTACTATCAGGCACCACAGTCGTGCCGGTGTATACCCTCGGTGCGGGCGAGAAAGCAAAAACGGGGGCGATTAGTTACGTATGACAATCACGATAAACAGCGCACTAGACGACGCACGCCTGGGCGAGGTGGTTGCGGCCGCTGGAGCAGGGTCTTACATAATCTTATACGGCAACGACAAGCCCGCACAGTTCGGTGGGGTGGGCGTTGAGCACACCACGCGGGGCGAGTTACAGGCCCCACACTGGGGCGCGGTCGCTGCCGGTGTGGTTGACTCGTCCCCCTTCGCAGACGTGACCGTAACCGAATACGGGGCGCTTAAGTGGTTTAGAGTTTACGGCCCTGGCGGCGTCTCGGTTCTGGAGGGCACCGTCGGCGGCCCCGGCTCGGGCGCAGGCGTGGAGGTGGCCCAAACGGGCGGCTTTACCCCCGGCCAGGTCGTGACGATAAGCAGCATTCGTTTAACCGAAACACCCGCGCTGTATGACAATCAGAGCACCGTATCGCCAGCCGTGCAGGATGCCCGCCTAGCGGTCGTGTGGACAGCCATAACCACGGGCGGGGGTGACGCTAACGTCGAGTTATTCACAGGCACTCGGCCTGCCAATGGCGGGGCCGCAGGTGTCGGCGCGTCGGCATCGTTCGACCTAGCCCAGCCGGATTTTTCCGCCCCATCCGACGAGGGGTACACAGACACCGGACCACGGGGGCCAGAAAGCGCGAGCGAAGCGGGAGCCTTAACGTGGTTCCGCCTGCAAGATCGCGCGGGGGGCTTCATCCTTGACGGCTCCGCAGGCTTGCGCGACTCGGACGCGGACCTAGAACTCAACACCAACAACATCGCGGTGAGCGACACGATTCGCCTTTCAGACATCGTTCTGCGGGAGCGGGGCAACGCGATACCCTTGCCGGTGTTCGGGCCAGAGGGCACGGGAGCGTTTAGTATACCGTCGTTGGCCGTAGCCGCCCTCGCAGTGCCCCCGAACGACGCGTCGGCATGGGCACCGATGCTTAAGGGCCTTAATTCGGGGAACACCGCCGCCACGTTTAGGTCTGCGGCGGCCGACGGCCTCGGCGTCTGGGTTGTGGTGGCGTCGTTCGGCTACGCTGCACGCTCGACAGACGGGGGCCTTACATGGCTGCCGCTAGTTAGGGGCCTTAATTCGGGGAACACCGCCGCGTCATTTCAGAGCGTAGCCACCGACGGCCTCGGCGTCTGGGTTGCGGTGGCGTCGTTCGGCCACGCATCGCGCTCGACGGACAATGGGGCTACATGGTCGCCACTGGTCAAGGGCCTTAATTCGGGGTCGGACACGGTCGACATATTCGGCATTACCGCCAGCGGGAGCGTTTGGGTGTCGGTAGCTTCGAGCGGGTATTGTGCACGCTCGGCGGACAACGGGGCTACATGGTCGCCACTTGAACAGGGCCTAAACTCAGGTTCTGTAAGCGCCGTCTTCGATGGGGTTTGCACGAACGGCCTCGGCGTCTGGGTTGCGGTGGCGTCGTTCGGCTACGCTGCACGCTCAACGGACAACGGCCTCACGTGGGGGCCGATGGTCAGGGGCCTCAACTCTGGGAGCACAAGCGCGTTATTTACGGCTGTCGATATAGACGCGACCGGCGTTTTAGTCGCAGTAGCTTCGGGCGGCTACGCTGCACGCTCAACGGACAACGGCCTCACGTGGTCGCCACTGGTCAGGGGCCTCAACTCGGGGAGCGCAACAGGCTCAGTACTGGCAGTAGCGACCGACGGCCTCGGCGTCTGGGTCTCAGGGCATTTAAGCGGCTACGCATCGCGCTCGACGGACAACGGCGCTACGTGGCTTCCGATAGTTAGGGGCCTTAATTCGGGGAACACCACGACGTCAATACTCGGTGTGGGGTCAGATTCGGACCGAGTCTGGGTTGCGGTTTTCCTGAACGGGTACGCATCTCGCTCAGCATAACGCTGCCCCCCACCTAGTAATACGGGTGGGTTTTATCTATACTTGACAAAACGGTAGACTGACAGAGGGTGACAACAGATGGCCGACGACCACATAGGGCTTGCGGACGGGAACCTACCCCAGCCCCAGCCTTCTAGCCCCAGCCCTGCAGAGGTAACGCCAGCGGGCGCGACGGACTCAGAGGTGGCAAGCTTGTTCAGGGCGTTCCGCCATCTTTTGCCCCGCGCGACCGCGTGGCGGCTCACACTAGACAGCCAGCTGCGACAACTCATAACCGCGCTATCTAACAACTTTTCACTCGTAAAGACGTACGCCGATTTGACGTTCCGTGACCTCGACCCCGCCGTCACCACCTCGTTGTCAGCATTCGAGGAACAATTCAACCTAGCCACCACCGGGCTGACTGAATCCCAGCGCCGCGTAAACCTCGCGGCCGCATGGGCTTACACCGGGTCGCTTTCACCGCATCACGTGCAGTCAGTGCTACAGGCTGCAGGGTTCGACGTGTACGTACACGAATGGTGGGCGCCAGGCACAGAGAACCCCGTCAACACCCCTGGCTGCGTCGCAGCACGTAACCCCGCCACGTACTTGAATTCGACGGCTGGTGGACCTGCAGCGGGCACGAACGCGGGCGAGGCTAAGATGCAAGCGGGCGAGTCGTTCGCACAGGCGGGCAACACGAAAGGCAAGATAGGCTACCCGCTCGTCAATAAAATAACCGTAACGACTCCAAACTATTTGGTCGGTGCGGGCGAGGCTAAGATGCAAGCGGGCGAGTTCACCGCCCAGGCGGGCAACTACGACGTTTTGAACAACACCCCCGAAGGGTACAGCGTCCCCACCGACACCGCGAAGCACCCGTATTTTTTCTACGTGTGTGGCCCCGTATTCCCGAACCCCGCCACGGTGCCGCTCGCTCTGCGGGATGACTTCGAGAACCTAGTAATAAAACACCGGCCAACCCACTTATGGGCCGGAATAATCGTAAACTACGCATAAACAAAGGGCCTTAAAAATGGCAATCAATCCGAGTACTGCATACCCAGCACAGATGGACACTACCGTGCCCGCCGAATACCCCTACGGGAAAGCGCAAGACATCACCGCACCGGACGACGGCACCGGCACGCCATGGATATCGCCCGTAATTAACGACATACTGGGCGAGCAACAGGCCGCGCTATCTGAGGCGGGTGTGGTCCCGTCCGGCACGCCCGAGAAGGTCGGCGCAGCGCAAGTCCTAGCGTCTAAAATGTCGTTAGCGGCTGCGGCCACGTGGGCGGTAGGCGGGGGCGCTGCGAACGCGCACACCGCGACACCTGTCTCGGGCCGGTCGATGGCACCCACACCAGTAGAGGGGCAGACGGTGACATTCGTGCCGACTACGACTAACACAGCCAGCGCGACTCTGCAATGGCTGCCGGGTGGGTCCGCCGACTTTTTGCGCAAGATGGAAGACTTGACAACCGGGCT